AATCGGCATTTGAGTAAGATAGATTGACTTCTCCATATGTTCCGGCTTGTGCCTTTGTGCTAGACCAATGGGCAAAAATGTAAATATTGCCAAAAGGACTAGTAACGGACGATATAGGCAGGGTGAATGTAAACTGATACTGTACTCCTTTTTGGAGTGTTACATTCATCTCCAGGGTCTTTACTGTGTCAGCGGGGATTTCAACTGTATTTGGCGCGTTGAAGAGATTATTTTCTTCATTTACTTTTTTAATGAAGAACAGTGAATCATCGGCAGTTCGTCCCAAAACTTTATCCTTTGTTTTGAACGTGACTTTTTTAAGAATGATTTCTGTGCTTGGAGTGATATTGCAACTTGAATAAGGAAATACTTGATTACTGCTATCAGGCGCAGTTGGAGCATCTTTACCAATCAGCTGAGTAACAGTGACAGTATCATACTGGTACTCAGTAGTCCAGCTACTTACAGTGCTACTGCCAAAGTAGTAGCCGTCAGTGCGCTTCACTGTAATTGCATACACAACAATCTTGTCGTGAGTTGCATCACCGCTGTCAGTGAAAGTCATTTTTCGCTGAACAGTGTTGTTCACATTCAGATTTGCTTCAACACTGCTCTGCGAACTGCCATACAGCACCCCCAGAAATACCGTAGCAGTTTCGCCAGCACTGACGCTCATAGGAATAGTCACCGTACCCGGAGCTTTCACGTTCCACACAGCGGCGGCATCGCTTCTGCCATTGAACGTCAGTGCAGTACCGGCAACCGCACCCACATCCAGAGCAAAGGGCACAGCTTTCTTGCCGTTGTCCAGCGGTACAGCATCAGTTCTGTCACTGGTATCCTGCACTCGGTAGAAACCGCCCTTGTTGTCGCCAACAGTAGCTTCGCCAGTAGTCAGAACAGTGGTGTTGGCTTTCAGCGTGGTGTCAGCTTTCATCTGAGCAACGTTGTTATACGTTCCAAGACTTGCGGCCTTGATTTCAGCAACACTAGTGCCGAAACTCTGAACCACCCTGTCAACCTCACCCTGAAACTCACTGTAGTCATAGGGCTGGAACTCGAACGGCAGAGCATACAGCCCATTTTCCAGAGCCACAGCCTTAGCAGAAGTCTCTGGGACTACCTGATAGAATGAACCGCCACCGTCACCGATAGCCGTACCGCCACACGTCAGCAGGGTATCACCCAGCTTTAGGGAGTGGTCAGCCACCATATCGGCCTTGGTATCATAGCTGTGAAGTGTATCAGCATAGAACTGGTCAACAGCCTGAGTATACGTCTCCACGTTCTTGTTATACCGCTCCACATTTGCCTGATACTGCTCAACGTTCTGGTTGTACTGCATCACCTGGGCATTCCAGTCTGCGCTCTTAATCCAGAACTCAGTATTGGTAATTTCAGTGTTTGCAGGAACACTCTTGCGGCTGACATAGCTCTGTTCATTGGTATACACTACGCTCAAAGCGGCGTATGCACTGGTTTTATCCCATGCGCCCATGAACTGAGGAGCATAACGAGCACCGATATACTTCTTAATAGCCATATTATAAACCCCTTTCATATAATAAACTGTCCACCCATTGAACCAGAACATCCGGTTCACCCTCCCGATAGGATTGAAGAGTGCCTATCACACGTCAAAGTTACTGTACAACTTCAGGTTCCCACAGCAAAGCAAGTTTGCCATAGTCATCAGAATCAGGGTTCATTTCTGTGTCGAAGTCAATGAAGTCCCAAGTGTCAGGAATCCAAGCAATGAAATAGCCGTCCTCGCTGATTTCAAACCAGACGTATTTAACAATCTTGGAAACCATTACCTGTAAGTTGTTGTCAATCCACGTTGCAAGAGCCTGCACATAAGTTTCGATATACTCACCGTTAATGAGTTTCTGAACTTCATTGTAGCACTCCTGCACGGTTGTGTTAAGCTGTGCAATTTTGGCATCAATGTTTTTCTGATAGTTGTTCTGCTGAGTAGTGATATCAGATTTGAACTGGGCGTTCTCGTTGTTTACCTTAGTTTCAAAGGTATCCAGTTTGTTCTGAAAATCGGTTTCCAGCTGTTCAATCTTAGTATCGTAGTCACCATAAAACTCGATAATTTCATTGAACTGCTTCACAGCACTGTTGTAGGTTTCCACGACTCGTGCCAGAATCTCATAGTCGCTAGAACCCGGAAGGAAAGTATTCAGGTCAAACTTACCAGGAATAGGAAGGAAGGGCAACGGAGTAAGAGTAGTAAGCGGCATAGTGACACCCCCTTTACAGATGGAAGTAGTTGTGAACCAACTGAAGTAAGGCGCTCAGGGCAGTGCAATCCATCCCTCGATGTGATACTCCTGAGATGCGTCAGTAGCCGTACCCAGCTGAATGGTGATGTTGTGCAGGCCATCCACAGAACTGGTGGTGTTCTTGACGGTTGCGGCGGCGGTGGCCGCATAGTCGGAACTGGTGTTGTACCAAGTCAGTTCAGCGTGCTTGCCAACATTTGGCAGGTTCACACGCAGAACGGGGTTGTTTGCTTCGATAACACCGGAAGCAGTGAACACAGCATTGACGTGCAGTGCATCGTTAAGCAGGTATGAAACATCTTCATTGATTTTGATTTTGCTGTCAGCAGACTGAATGAAGTTGACCATAGTTTTACTCCTTTACAAAATTCCCATGAAGCAATCTTTCAAACTGTCGATGACCTCTAAATCCAGATTGCGTACAGATTCAGAGTATTCTTTGAACAGTTCTGCGTAAGACTTGTTATTCAAGCCAGACACGGTTCTGTTCCGGTTGTCATTGTGCTGTCTGTCTGCTGTGGTGTGTTCATCGAGTGTTGTTGTTTCTTTGCTGTTATAAGTGGTGGTATCTGTGCTGGTACTGTTACCTGTGTTAGTGCCATTATTTTTATTTTTGTTAGCAGAGGAAGCGTAGGTGTTATTTGCGATATCACTCTCGATGTTGAGCATCTGAGCAGGAGTGTCAGAATTAACATTGAGGGTGTAATCGTTATGAGAATTGTTTTGGGTACTGCTATTGACAGTGGTATCAATACCAGACCTAGCAAGTACATCAGTACCAGTTTTCGTACCGTTATCTGAACTAGTACCGTCAGCTTTGACAACCTCAGTGAGAGTGCCGCCAGTGTAGAACTTCCATTTTTCAGCCATAGCGTCATACAGCATATTGAAGTAAGGCATTTTCTCGTTAAGAGTGTTGTTCAGGAAGAACTTGAATCTATCAGGCGGCAGACAGCAAATCTCGTTGAAATAGTAGTGGTTAATGATTTTCTGGTTCAGTGCTTCTCTCCACGCTTGCATATCGCCAGCAGAATGGAGAAAAGATGGTAGTGGGTAATCTTTCATGCCAATGTCGAACCCATCGAGAGTAAGCAGTTTGCCCAGTTCAATGGTATACGTTGCCATTATTCCTCACCCCCATTATCATCTCCACTACGAGCACGCACATAGGAGATAGTAGCGGCGTTTTTACTGTATTTATTACCGTCAGTGATATAAGGCTCATTTGCCAGATGAACAGAAACATTCAGGTCGAACATATCGTTGATAAGTTTACAAGCATGTTTACGCTGAGACAACCCAATGTTTGCCAATGCGTTGGCTTGCTGGTCGAACTGTTCAACTTCGTCAGTAACACGGCGTTCCCTTTTGAAATCAGCCATACCGATACCAAGGAAAGACAGGTACTCGTTGTACTTAGTAATCTTTATATCCTGCAACTGTCCAGCCACAAACGGTGCGTCAGTGCGAAGAACCATGAAACTGTTCGGGTCAAACGTGCCTTTCATACCGTAGATAACAGGAGTGTTGCCAGCGTATTTCTGATATACAGCCTGTGCGGTCTGTTTCTGCTTGGTGTCAGTAAGAATCAGGACAGGAGTTTTCTGAGCGCCGATGTTGACTTTGATAGTCTGGTCGATATCGTACAAGTCCCGTGTGTAACGAATAGTAGTAAGGAAAGTCGGGTACATATCAGGAGTGTTTCTGATAAGCACGCAGTCCTTCACATCGTATTCGGGGAACGTTTCCACAGGGCTGATAGGCCTGATATACATAGGCTCATTGTAAAAGTTTATTCCACGAAGTGCACCATTCAGGCACATATAGCCACGGGTTGCATGGTTGAAGAAAACAGCTTTACCGTAGGTGAACAGGCAATATTCAAGATATCGTTCATTTACACTGTCAGGTAGCCCTTCCCACTTAAACATTGTGCAAGCCAGAGATTTAAGACGATAGTAGTAGTCAGCGTAAGCGGCGTGGGATGCTTCTTTGTCTGCGAGTTCGTTATCGTAATTGTACATTTGAATCACCTCTTAACTGAATATGGAGTTAATCATCCAGCTAATGCCAGCACTGGCAAGAGCGCCGACAATATAGCCGACAGGGCCAGCAATGGCCGCTCCAATTTGCCCGCCTATCTGTGACCCAGCGATATTTACTGCAAGATTAGTTAAGCCAGTAACAACCCAGTTAGATACGACTGGAACAAGATACTTTTGAACAACTGTGGTAGCGACTGTTGATACGACTTGAACCAGAACGTTTTTAGCCGCTTGCTCAATAGATATATCGCCCTTCATAACGCCGCCAATTGACTGGCACATAGTGTTGATGATGCCGGGCACTAAGTCTGCGGCAATCTGGTTAAGCTCTGTGCTTTGTGAATGAGAACCAATGTAGGAAGTAATTGCATTTGCTAGTGCATGGGAACCAAGTTCACAAACATAGTCGATTGATTGTCTTTTGGTGACTTCCAAGAATTGACCAGCAGCTAGTTTAACATCGCCTGTTGTTAGTGCAGTAGTAACAGCTTGCCACCCGTCTGCAACAATAGTGTCAACATAAGAATCAAGAAGATTCAGAGTGTGTACACCTAGTTCAGAGTTTCGGTCAATCTTAGTAACGTCTACAATCCAGTCTTTTAGCTGTGATTTTGCTTTGTTAATTTCGTTTTGTGCGGCTTGCTGTCCAACGGAGATAGCATATTGAAGTAGGTTGTTGATTTTGTTCTCAACGTACCAGATGGAGTTGTTTACAACGTCAGAGCAGAACTTGTTAAGAACTCCGCTGAAATCACCAGTAGTGAGAATATCAGTAGCATAGCCAGCGGCATTTGCTTTGATACCGTCCAACTGTGCTTTAACGTAGTCTTTAATAAGTTTTGCCAATTCGCTGGAAGGGTCAACGTTTTTTGCTGTAATGATTCTGTCAGCGATGCCGTTTACAGTTTCATTAAACTGAGATTCAGTAACAGTGCCGTCCTCAGATGCCGCACCCTGTATTACTTTGATATCAGCATCAGTAACGTAAGGGCTTTTGTGCATCTCGACTTGGCTGTAATGATGCTCTGTATAAGGTATTCCAGGGAAGTCTTTGATATCGTTAGGATTTACACTAAAAGTGTGGCTCACTTTGCCGCCATCAAAGTTAGTGTAGTCTGTACGATTTGCAGAAGTAAAGTAAATCTGGAAGTGAAGGTGATATCCGGTAGATTTTCCTGTGTTGCCTACTGTGCCAAGCTGGTCACCTTGTGAAACTTTAGTTCCGGTAGATGGGCCAATCTTTTCCATGTGGGCATAACGAGTATAATAGCAATTGCCGGAATCATCCGTTGTATCATCGTGACGAATTAGAACGGTGTTTCCCCATGAATCTGAAGAATAGCTTTGTACAACTGTGCCAGCTTTTACAGCGTAGATAGGTTTTCCAGCAATCTGGCCTGGCGTTCCAGTAGTAAGGTCAATAGCAGAGTGTTTTTGACTATACGCTTGACTGCAATACCACATCCCAACGCCAAGCGGGTGAAACCACTCATTGGTGCTGTAAAAACCAGTCACGTTATTTTGCGCACCACTGCCACCAGTTCCGGGTGAACCGGCAGTCACTTTGATTGTAATGTAGTCGTGGTTATTGGCAACAAAGTTATTGGAAGTCAGCCAAGGGTTCAGCTGTAATAGCGTTTGGACAGGTACACCGCACATCGTTGAAATCTGCTGAATATCGTCCATCCAAGAACCGGTATACTGAACTTTTAAGGTGGCGTAAACAGCGTTACTTGCAGTTGACGCAGACTTAAATTCTTTTAGCGTTTCTGCCGCTGAGTTTGCCATATAATCACCGCCTTACACAATAGCATTGTTTTGCCTGAAGTTTCCGAATGTTGCAGTGTAAACCCAGAAGAATATTCCGTTATTGAATGCACGCTTGATAATGTTCATGTCATCGTCTGGGAAGTTACCGCTGGCATTCAAGCCATTGGTTTTGATGTAAGTCCAGCTTGCTCTTGCATGAAGGTTGATTGCTCGGTATTCGCTCTGTTTGTAGCCGTATACAGTAAGGAACTTGTCACAACGTTCAACAATATCTCTGGGAAGAACTTTATACCCGTAGGAAAAGACTGTTTTGCCAGTAGCAATGTAGCCATTAGAAGCGCTCATGCCACCAGTTGCAGGTGCATTGTAGTTCTCAGAAATAGTGGCAAGGTCTTGGGTAATTTCATCAATGCCAGAAAATTGTATTGCCGCCTTTGTGGCGTTTGAAATTACGTTGCTTGCGTTGCTAGTCATATTTTGAATTGACTGATTAACTCTTCCAGTAACAGCTGTTACAGGATTGACAGTATCAATCACGCTACCAGCCAAACCAGCGATAGAACCTAGAGAGCCAACAACTGCCTGTGCATTGTTTCCTACTCTAACGTTCTTTTGTCGCTCAACGTAGATAGCATTACTTCCGCTATGCAAATTGTAATCGTTCTTGTACTGGTTGTAGCTCCATCCACTTTCCGGGATAGAAGCAAACATAGAGATTGTAGAAATAGAGCCATCGCTGTAATTCTCAACGAATGCACTGATAGTTCCGCTTGTCTGGTCAGCTGAAACTTTAATATTAACTTTGCTGTCGGTGATGAACACGGGGTTGAAATCAGTCTCCTGCCCGTACATGCTCATAAAACAAGTAACGAACGCAGACGAGAGCATTTTATTGTTTTTTGGTGTATAGCCAGAAATAGAACTTGGATACTTAGAGAAGGAAACAGTCATAGGGCCGTTCTTGAGCTTGTAAGGGTACTGTTGTAATTTGATAACCGCTGTTGCTGTGCCGTTCTTAACGTAGCTGTCAAGAATAGAGCCGACACCGGGATTATCAATGTGGAAGTCAACAAGGTTCTGCCCACCGGAGTAAATGCCAGAGTTCACAGAACCAGTTCTGGATTCTCCTGCATAAGTGGAAGTGGCAAACAGCGCAATGCCATCTGGTGCAAGGTCAGTCGAACCAGCCACCTGATAGCCACCCGGATTGCCAACGCTGAAATCCTCAGGCACGATATTATCTCCGGCAACATCAGTATCACTGTGGCATCTATCAACATAGCTGTCATAGTATGTGATATCAAAGAACCAAGTCTGGATAACGTCCGTGCTGACGTACAGTCTGACGGAACTGTTGCTTGCCCACTCGATTCTATCAATGAAAGCATAGAACCATTTATTGGTAAAGTTGTTGTTCTGGTACATGATGTAGTTGCAGTTATACAGCAAGTCAACTTCACCATCCACAACAATAGTGTTATTCTTTTTAATGTACTGGAAGTTCTCGTAGGTTTTAATCGTCTTTCCTAAGAAGTAGGCAGTTTGTGCTTCTCGGTTAGGAAACCACAGCGTGTTTCTGTAATCACTCTCGAGTGGAGTGTCGAGTAGCCTTAAAGCAGTTGTTGGTGTAAACATAATTTGTACCTCTCTTGCCCCTGTCCCGCCCTCACTGGTCTAAAGTTCAACCAGCTACCGTAAGAGAGAAAATTATGGAGCAGTTACGTTATGAAGATTACTCTTCGGTGAATGCCCATGCATTAGCAAACGGACTGCAAGCCATAGTCTCCCAGTGATGCAGGAAGTAGGTGCGGCTCAGAGTGCTTGCATTGTACGGGGTTTCGGCCATCTGGAAGCGGTTGTCGTGGGTGCGCAGGAAGGTGTTGTCTGCGATGATTGCCAGCGTCTTAGCGGCATCACCGGTATCACCAAAGCTGTCAACCATCACCTGACGACCAAGGAAATCAGCCTTGCTCATGTTGAACGCCTTAGCCAGAACTTCAACGTCAGTGAAGGCCGCCACGTCAGCACGAACCAGAACGCTGATACGGTCAGGAGAAGTCCAAGTGGTCAGGGGGGTTGCATTTTCAATGCCCTTAGCTTTAGCCATCTTCTGATAGCAGTTGTACTTGGTAGAGGGGAACTGGAACTGAAGGTACTTTGCACGCAGGTCGGTGACAAGGGTTTCAGCAAAGGCCCGGTGGTCAGCACCAACGGGCAAAGAGGTTTTGTTGATGTTGCCATCGTTGATAGCCTGACCAACGACACCCTTCATCAGCGTGAACTCATCGATGTTGTCACCACTGGTCAAGGTGTTCAGAATCATCGAGACGAAGTTGTTGAAGGTATCGGCGTTGGTAAAAGCGCCAGCCAGAACGGCATCATAGACAGTAACCTTGTACTTGTCCTGCCGGTTGCGGCGGTAGTACACGGTCTTAACGTCAGGAGAAGCAGGAGACAGAACGTCACTCATTGCAGAGCTGTCGTAGGGAGTAGCAACAGCGGGGTTCGCAATGCTGTCCTGCACGTCAGTGCCATAGGGGATATCAACACCCTTGAAAATGCGAAGGGGGTTGTCATAGGTCATGTTGTGCGCTTCCTGAAACAGAATGCGGTTCACCAGCCCATTGATGAACTCATTCATAAAGGGAGTGTACTGCATGATAGCGCCACCAGTTGCCTGAAGAGTGGCATTGGTAGCAAGCGGAATGTTATCTTTCAGGGTGGAACTAGTCTCAATGACTGCGTTCACAATGTCGATAGCAGTTGCCATAGTTTGTCACTATCCTTTCTAAATGTTTAGCCCTTGAGGTTAAGGCGGCCATTGGTAAACAGGCGGTTGATGGGGTCTTTGTCCTCTTCCGGGCGAACAGGATTTTTAAGCTGTTCTTCCGGCACAGTAACACGAAGGAAAAGATTCATGTTGTCCTCTTTCAGCTTCGCATTCTTTGCGGTAAGGTCATCAACATTGCGAAGGGCAGTCGCTTTTGCGGCAACCTCTTCGCTAAAACCAGTGGTCAGTTCTGCCAAGATATTGGTAACTTCTCCTTGGTCTGCGTTATCGCCCAAGTGCTTGATAAGCTCCTGTGTCTTGGCATTGAAATCGGCAAGCTCCATAATTTGCTCCTTTCAATTATTTAGTGGTTGTTCGGTCGTCCCATCGTGACTTTCCCTCTCTTACATCCACATGAACAAAGGTGTCATAAATGCCAAGTCCAAGCGAATTAGGGTATTTAGAATTGAGCCACGAGTACAGCTTGAGTGGCGAAACGCCAGAGATATAAATATCTGCGGCGTTACCAAACATGTGTTGTGATTTAGGACTGGAATTTTTGAGCGAACTGTTATAAGCTACTGTGCGATAGGCTGAGTTGATAATGAGAGGTTTGTTGTAGTGGTTGCGGATGATTTCAAGTAATTCAAGAAGTGCTTTGTTTAGCACAATGACACGGGATAAGTCAGCACAGCGAAACTCGTGTGCTTTGAAGTGAGGTGACAACTGTTCATCAGGGTTGAGGGTGTAGTCGAAAACATAATATGATTTAATTTTCATAATATCACCTCTCAAGCGATGGTATCGATGTGCCGCCAAGCTCCCCAGCTGGTATTGGTGAACTCACGCACATAAATCACATTAGAGGATTCAGTCGGGAAAATCAACTGCCACACCCACGAGCCACCTACAGTCACTACCATCATGTTCCAGTAGTGATATCCGCTTGAGAACGGTGTATTGCTTGTTCCGGGGAACATCTGCTCATAGAAACCCGGGGTTTTGATATTGTTTAGGTTTGTTTCAGATGTGGACTGTAAAAACCCTAACATACCTTGTGGCCCAACATCACCTTTAGGGCCTTGCGGGCCAACTGGGCCTTGAATACCTTGTGGGCCTTGCGGGCCAGTCTCACCCTGTAAACCTTTTGGGCCTACTGGGCCTACTGGGCCGACCGGGCCAACCGGGCCTTGAATACCTTTTGGGCCTTGCGGGCCAGTCTCTCCCTGTAAACCTCTTGGGCCTACTGGGCCAACCTCGCCTTGTGGGCCAATGTCACCTTTAGGGCCGGGGTCACCTTTTGGGCCTTGGATGCCCTGTGGGCCATTTACACCCTGTGTACCTCTCGGGCCTTGTGGGCCTATCGGGCCAACTTCACCTTGTGGGCCTTGCGGGCCAGCCGGGCCTTGTACACCTTGAGGGCCTTGTGGGCCAGCCGGGCCGGGCAGACCAATGAAATCACCGTCTCGGATGCCCTGCAACAAATCATTAAGAGCAGACTGCGCTTTAATTGCCGATTCATTAGCAATCTTAGCGGCGGCTTTTGCCGCTTCTGCTTCTGCATTGATTTCAGCTACTAGCTGAACCCAAGCAGGAGACGCCGGTTCTGGGGTTGTGCCATCCTCAACACCAGAGTTCTCACTTACAACGTAAGGGATATCAGCTGTGGTAAGAGCTTTTATGCCATCAGTGCCCTCAATTGTGATAACACCACCAACAGTAGTAGCGGTAATCAAAGCGGGCACATTGACGTAATCACCTACAAACAGCTGTGCTGGCGGGTCTTGTTTATTTGCTGTGTGAAAGAAAGCTCTTACAGTGAGGTTCTGCCACACCTTAGAGCGAACAATGTGTAGACGGTAAATGTTAGCGTTCTTCTGATAGCCAAAGTAGATAGTGTTGTGCCATTCGGTGGGATAAATTCTAACCCCACCGTTGTCAGAAAGCAGTAGCTCAACGTCAACCATTGTTCTCACCTTCTTTCTTGTTCAGTGCAGACAGGAACGGTGCAACCAGTTTAACCAAGTCGGGGTTAATCTGACCCAGATTTTCAAGCACAGAAATAGCTTCAGTGACGATAATCAGAGTGCAGATAGTTGCGGCGGCAGGTAAATTGAAACCCATGTTCACATAGTCCATAGCATAATCAGCGAGATAGCCGAACGCAATGAACAAGATAAAACTGGCTTTCTTGTAAATTCCTTCCCTTGCCTTTGTGGAGTTCAGCTCTTTGTTTTTGACAGCTTTCAACACTCCGGTGAAAACGTCAATCACCATAAAGGCCAAAGCAAGTTTTACTTCCACTGGAACGGAACAGACGGTACTCATAAGCTCACCCCCTTTCCGGTCTAGCTTCTATAATTATTATACCATAGGTAGTTGAAAAATGGAAGTAGGTATGATATAATTATTTTAGAGAGAAAATGTTCCACATGGAACAAATAGGAATAATTCCTAAAAAGGAGCTGAGATAATGGGCGACTTCTATGACGGTACAAAGTTACTGTCTTTGATGGACACGAACGGCAACAAGCCAGAGATTTATATGTGTACCACCAACCGTTCTGGCGGTAAGACTACTTGGTTCAACCGGTATTGCGTCAAGCGCTTTATCAACTACAAAGAGAAGTTCATGTTGCTGTATAGGTTCAACTATGAGCTTGACGGGTGCGCTGACAAATTTTTTAAGGATATCGGAGTTCTGTTCTATCAGGGGCACGCAATGACTTCTCAGCGCAGAGCCGCTGGCATTTACCATGAACTGTTTCTTGACGGCGTTCCCTGTGGTTATGCTGTAAGTATCAATGCGGCAGACCAGATTAAGAAGTATTCTCATTTTTTCTCAGATACCACCAGAATGCTCATGGACGAGTTCCAGAGCGAGACAAACCATTACTGCGCAGATGAAGTAAAGAAGTTCCGGTCTATCCACACTTCTGTTGCTCGTGGACAGGGTGCTCAATCTCGATATGTTCCTGTTTATATGCTGTCTAACCCCGTTACCCTGCTGAATCCTTACTATGTTGCAATGAATATCAGCTCACGGCTGAATGACAACGTAAACTTTCTGCGTGGTGTTGGTTGGGTGCTGGAACAGGGATATGTCGATGCCGCTTCTAAGGCTCAGGCTGAATCTGCTTTTAACAGTGCATTCAGCGGTGATACATACGATGTGTATTTGACACAGGCTGTGTACCTGAACGACAGCTCTGCATTCATTGAGCGTCCTGCTGGCGCTTCTCGTTACTTGGGAACTATCAGATACATGAACAAGGAATACGGCCTGAGAGAGTTCCCGGACACAGGCGTTATTTACTGTGATGATAAACCAGACTTGACTTACAAGTTCAAGCTGGCTGTTACAACAGACGACCATAGAGTAAACTATGTTATGCTCAATGCGTACAAGATGTTCACAGACCAAATGCGGTATTTCTTCGACCGTGGTGCTTTCCGATTTAAGAACCTGCAATGCAAGGAAGTTATCTTGAAAGCGCTGTCTTACTGATGCTTATCCCTCTGAGGCAGTACCACCGATACAGGCGGGTTTTGCAACGGTGATGAACCGTCCGCTATGTAGTTTCGTATCTGCAATGCGCTTTGGTGCACCTCAGAGACAGGATATAGAAAACCCCTCTTGCCGTTCCGTTAGGTTCGACTTGAGGGGTTTGTTTTTATTTATGGATTGCGTTAATCATAATAACACAAAGTTCTATTGCAATAATGCAAAGTCATAAGCCAAGTTCAGTAATATTACCACCTCAATGACAAAAGAGCCGCAAGAATCAACAGCGCATCACAAATGTACACCGACTTGTCAAGTTCATACTTGTATCTGCACACAATGATATAAATAGAATATGACGCCGCAATTGCAAACACGATAACTTCGCTCACTTTTTATTCTCCTTTTCTTTAGTGTACCACAATGTAAACCCAGAACCAGCAATGATTGCTGTGAACGTCTTATTGGTGTCAATATGGTACATGAAAACTTTAGACCTCAGCATATCATTGGACAGAGATGAAACTTTGATTGCACCATCGTTGATGCCCGGCAGATGCACATACTCTCTGTTCAGAGAATAGGCAACATACATGAGTGAATCTTTAGACAGGCATTTTCTGTCATAGTTCTCTCCTGGGATACGGATTAACAAGTGCTTCTTTTTTATCTTTTCTTCTGCCACTCCTTTTGCATCAGGGATAATACCATTACCCATTCTGAGTTCCCCCTTGCTGTAAGCACTCACCAGCGTTTACCGCTGTCACCTTGTGGAAGATAAACCAGTCATCGGGCTCAGGCTGATAGTGCTTGATGTGGTACTTACAGCTGATATAATCACAACCACCGGTTCTCTGGTCATACGAGTGGTCACAGATTTTATGCAAGTCTTTCATGTTACTCACCTCTTCAAAATAATAATAACCTTATCAAATGCGTATTGCGTAACACTAGCCTGATTAGCCTGTATAGCCGAAAACACACTGACAATAGCTTTATCATATCGCCGCCACTTATCACGCTCACCAAACCTGAACGTAATAAACTCTTCATCACCATCGTACTTGAGTTCTACTACTGTGTGCTCGTCAATGTCGCACCACGCATACCAAAGTTCCTCTAGTGTAATCATCTCACGCACTCCTTCACTTGGATTCTTACTTTACCTTTGCGAACCTCAAACGTGCTCACATGAAGGTTTCTGAACTGGTTCTTCATGGGGTCAAACCGCCCACGATACAGGAGCGTGAAGAAACTCCACAGCTCAAACTCAGTTTTCCAACCACAGTTCTGGCAGGACTGGTAAAATTCTTCTACTGTCATAGTTACACCACCAAAGACAACTTGTCTTTTTCGCTATCATAATCAAATTCCACGACTTCATTATTTGCGTATCGCTTCAACACATCTTCTGAACGGAGACTGTAATAAAATGCACTTGACTTTGAATCGTCAACTTCAACATCTGTATACGGCGACCAGCTATAAAATTTGTTCCATAAGTCAACTACTTTCATAAAAATCACCTCATTGTAAAATCAGTATCAACCAGCAGAACACCGCCCTTAATTCTTCTTGGAAGCAATTTACCGGGAACTGTTAAACCTGTCTTAAAATCTTTGAATGTTCTTGTCTTACTAAGAAATGCAATCTCTTCTGGTGTAAGGTTAGAATCGGATAGTGCTTGTTCCTCATTTCTTGGATTTATGCCGTTCTCAATGTCCTCTGCAACTTTGTTGTCAAAGGATTCTGCAAACAGGTCTTTGCACTTTTTTGGCATTCCTGCGCATTTGATATTGTAGTAAGGGTTCTCTATCGGCTCTAAGTCCTCGGCTACAACGTGCTCAATGTACGTCTTTTGTCGAACAAACCAGCCGATATCCCAGCTAGATTCTAGCTTCCAACAGCAGAAATTCGATGGGTGCACTGTAATGCCTTTTAACTGCTCAGGCGGCAGGTCACAGTGTATACTGTCTGTGTCGGCGTAGATAAAACCGGGCTTGTCCTTTCCGTAATAATTTTGTTGAGCCGCTCGAATGGTAAAGTTGCGGGCATAACTAGTGATAGCTGAACCAACTGGAATGTATCCGGGTTTTTTGTCATTTTCGTCCACCTCGTAGAATCCAACAGAACCATCATCTTTTTCAAATGCAACTTTGAAAGAGCTGTTCATGCTAGATGCCATTTTTCCGTATAAGTTGTTTAGAAATAGTTTTGCAAGTTGTCTCATAGCGCCTTTGCTTGTTTTTTTGATTGCGGCATACTTGTCAATGTACTCGTCAAACAGGCCAATAGTTGAATCAAATTCACAGTAATCAAGTAGTTCATAATCCACTAGATTATAGTGTTCACGCAGTAGAATGAAATCTGTCTGTGTTAATGTAAGCTCAACTCGTGTATCGTGTAAGTTACCGTCAATGTCATAGTATTCGGAACGTGGAATACCGTCTTTGCCAACAATATCTGAGCTTTCCAGTGCTTCTGTTCCTTTGTACATCCAAGAACCTTTAATCTGTACAAAAGGTAACTTACCGGGTTTCAGATAGAACCGGGTCTTAATGCGGAAGAAATAGAACTTTCCGTATTCCCAAAGCTTTTTAGGCTTTTCTGTCGGCTGAAACCAGAAAGGGTCATATTTGATAGGGCAATTGTATGCGTCCCAGATATCACCTTCGTTTGCTTCAACATGAATGAACTTAGGCTTGCCAATAGGATAATCTGAGCCAGATTCAGAGTGCATTACAGAGGGATACAGACTGTTCACATCTGCTGTAACGCCATTTCTATACTCCTTGCACTCTTTGCCTTTAACCAGATAACACCAGCCACCTTTGTACGATTTATGAATCCATTCACCAGCTGTGCTAGAACCATAAACTTCTGGGTCAAGTGGTATTTTGTACAGGTCTGGGAACAGCGTGCTGTAATCGTCTCCGACTGTGTGCCCCTTCTTGAACTCGTCCAAACAACACGAACCAATTGTCAGTTTATTGTGGCCCTCTGAGAACATAAATTCAAGTGCTTCTTTGATAACTAGAACGTCATTTGCAATGTACTTTAGTTCTTCTGGGGATATAGGACAACCAGCGTATCTGTGCCCTTTATACTCCATATCTAGTTTCTGGTGTTTGGTCTTGAAACTGATACCAATTTGTTTCAGGCTGAATGGCAGTAGTTTAAGACTGTCTTTAAGTTCAATGTAGTGCCCATTCACTTTGATAGTCATAGTGTACCATTGGCCCATATCTGAGATAACGTATTTGAACGACCTGTCAGGCATTTCCCAGTTCTTTTTGAACTTGCCGCCTTTCTGGTCTGGTGCTGGCTCAAAGGCTTGCTTGAATTTAAGGTCATACAGCAAGTAGGACATCCAGAAGTTGCCATCAAATTTTAGGTTGTGGAAGTATACCACAATGTTCTCGTTCAGTGATACATAATACTCATACAGCTCACCAATGGAATGGAAAACCATAACGTCCTCAGTCCACAGTTCAACGCTAGCGGCACTCCACACCTCAGTCGCTGTCTGTTGTCTCGTATTCTCTTCAACTGTTGTCTCAAAGTCAGCACTGAAAGTTCGCCACTTTTCGGAACGTGACATTAGATATCATTCCTCATTATCGTCATAGTTGAACTGCCCTTCAATAACGTCTTGCATATCACTAATTCTATGCCGTATGACACCGGGTTGTCTATCACTCGGCATAAATATTTTGAGTACAGTTTGCAAAGCGCTTGCGGCATTTCCAGCATAACCAATAGCGGCTATAATAGACGCTTCTTGTAACTCGGTATAGTTATCATTTATACGTTGTGCAACAGCCTGTACACCTTCTCTTGCGACAAGGGCTTGCAAAGCGGCACGCATTTCATAGATGTTCTGGCGGTTCTCTTCAACCATCTTTTCTTTACCATAATCTCTGTCACCCCTATAATCTGGTGCATCCCAATTGACGTGCATAGTTCTCCACCACGATTCGTCAATAGCAGTTGTGGGTGAATGAATAACATCAGTAAGAAATTGCTCAAATTCGCCGTATGCTTTTAAGTCAACAAAGGACTGTGCAATAGTTTCAGCTGTGTTGTCCAGCATAACCTCTTCTTGCCTAGCTGGCTTTACAGTCTCTCTGTAAATAGGACTGCTGACATAACTAGCATACCGTTCTACTGCTTTTTCACCAGAAATGGGGATGCCCTGTGCGTTTTCAGCGTACACATAATCTTTAACCTTCTGATGGTCACTTGCTATTTGCCGCATTCTCTGTACATCTCTCAAGCGGTACTTGTCAAGCTCAATCAAACGCTGTATCTGTGGTGTTACTTCTGCTGTACCACCTTCAGACCGCACTTCTTGCATATACTGATTGACCTTTAATAACAACTGCTGTTTGGCATTTGCCAGCTCTCTAGCGTGCATAGCGGCTACTTGTTGGCGATGATTCATAATTTGTTCATCTCCCTTATAAAAGAACCCCGGCCAGTGAATTGGCCACCAGCCGGGATACTGTAAGTGATTTTATTTAAGAAGAACTTATCCTTTCTTCTTAATTAGTTGTTATTCGTGCTGGTGATTAACCGACCACAACGCAGTCGATGTAATCACGTCCGTTCTTGGACGTGCCAGTGGTGACCTGAATCTCATGGAACTCTTCACCGAACTGGGCGAACATTGCGACAGCGCTATCAAAGGAGCGGCAGAACGTTGCAGAGTTGGTGCAGTAGGCAGAGCCGTCAGAGGTGGTCAGTGCCAGCAGTTTCATCTCCTTGCCGTCCTTGTCAGGCTCAGTGTACAAAACCCACTTGTCAAGCGTAATGGTCTGCCCCTTGATATCGGTAAGCTTCTTACGCTCAGGGGACTGAACCAGCTTGTAAAGGTCAAAGGAAGATGCAACGTTAGCGGACTTGTTGATGATATTCATAGTGATACTCCTTACTTGTTATGTGTTTGTTGAACTGATAGACTTACTGTGCGTTCTCGTCAGACTTCTTCTGGCGCTTGCCAAACTGGGCCGCTTCCTCGGGGGTGATATCGGTTTCCTCGATAACATCGGCGTTGTCGAACCACTGGGCGGCGGTCATGCCATAGGTCTTTACCTTGCAAGACAGGCTGATAACGGCAACAGGGTTGAACTCGTCATTTTCCCAGACCTTCTGAACGGCCTTGAGTGCGGCAGAGTTGTCAGCGAATGCACCCTCAAGAGTGGCAGTCATATCAACCACCTCAAAGGTGTTCAGGTTTACGGCCTTGACGGTAGCAGTGGTGACGATGGAACGGCGGGTGATAGAATACTTACGCATGATGAATACTCCTTTGTTTTGTGTTGTGTTGAAGCGTCTAAATTAGGAGATGGAAGTTATCTCCCACACTTATTGTACCATATCTGGGTACAGATTAACATGGACTTTTGTTGCGCTCGGGATAGAGATTTTATACGTCCGAGTTATGGGACTTTTCGATAAGATTGTCAAAAATTTAACAAACGGGTATTCCCAACTAAGGCGGGACTTTTAACAGTTTCAACATAGTTTTCAACACTCCTTTCTCGTGGTAATTTCCACGTTAGTACCCTGTACAGTAGTACAGGATACCGGCCTAGAAATTACAAGGCAAATAACAGTTCAGCTTTCCGGTAGGTGAAGTGCTCAAGCGGATAATTGGTTCCGGACTTGACCAACCAGATAGGCAAACCTTCTTCCAACAGGTAGGTCATAGCATCAGTGGGCGTTTTGAAACGGTTTTCGATATCAGGATAGAACGCCACATCCGGGTCATCAAAAACCCTAGTGTCCATAGTGTAATAGGTGTTCTGGAGCTGTTCAGCCGAATACTGAACCAGCAGATACCTATACACCCGATGTGCCAACTGAGAAGCAGTCAAACGTTCACTCATTTTGCAGAATCCCCCTTTGCATCCATGTACCCAGATAGGTACTGTAATACTTCGTCCAAGTCATTTGCCGGGTTTGTCGGAACATCAGCCTTGACCATATTACGAGCACGCGACAGCGCATTGTAGAGCTGAACCAGCTCAACGTGTTTGTAGTTCTTGAGATACAGCCGAATCATATCACATCCATCCTTTCAGAGTTGCATACAGGTACAGGCCAAAGCATACAGCTACAGCCGCTAAAATAGGTGCGATACACTGGAAATGATACAGAGACATTTTTCATGCCCTCACTTTCTCGTGGTAGTTCCCACGTTAGTACCCTGTACAGCGGTACAGGATACCGGCCTAGGAATTACTACATCTCACAAATCAACATTAACACACAACTCGTTAAACTCTTCAATGTATTTTGGCTTGTCATCATCAGCGTACAAGTTGCCAACTTGTGCGGACACCGGATATCCGGTGTTTCGACTTAATATAGAGAAAGGCGCTTGCCATAGTACCGATAATTCTGGAACAAGTCGCTAATACGTACAGCCATACCATCAAAACGCAACGTGCCCCCCTCAACCAATTTTTTCAAAGCGTGATACTCATTTGTACCAAACAGTTCAGTTGTAAAACGATTGACGTGTCTAGCAGTCGTGCGACTGCAATTGACAGGGTACATCACTTCAACATCCGCATCATTACCGTGAAACTTGACAGACAAGATAGTTGTAGTATACGACACAAGCCGTACCTCTTTAAGATAGCACCCATCAATGTAGAAATCAACATGGCACTTAGCAGACGGCATAGAATTCAGACGATAAGATTCAATTTTCATAATGTACACCTCTTCAATGTTACTTTGACTCAATGTTTCTCATGTTCGTGGATATCCCCCACGTTAGAACCCTCAACAGGGTTGATAGTTCCGGCCTGTGGATATCATTAGATATCAAGAAAATATTTGACCATCCAAACGCCTCGTTCAGTGTCAAAGAACTTGTCAATGATACGCCAACTCTTGAACTGATTCAAGTTATAGGACGCAATAATGATTCCATCACGCCAAACGTACATATCCCCGCCGATGAACGATACATATTCCCCGTTTACTTGAGAAATCAAGTCAAAACAATTGTGAAAAATAGTGACCCAAACTTCAGAACTGTACTTTTTCATAAATAACACCTCTTCAATGTTTCTCTTGTGATTCAATTTGTGGTTTCTTTCCACCTATATTGTATCACATTTCTTGTTGTTTGTCAAGGGTTTTCTTTGAACCTCTGTTTTGGTCTTCTCTATGCCGTTCCATCTGGT